CGGCTCATGAGTTCAGTCATCGGCACCGTCATGCGCTGGTAGGTCGTGTCCGACTCCACCATGGTGAGCCCGGTGCGCTTCTCGAGCTCCTGCCGCACCGGCTCGCCCGACCACTTGTCATAGGTCAGAAGCTCGATGGCGAAGCGTTCGTGGTCCGCCTCGATATCCGCATACACACGGTCGTAGTCGATGCGCTCGCCATCACACACTGTGACCCAGCCCTGTTCGCACCACAGCCGGAACTGGCCGCCCGTGTATTCATTTAGCTTCTCGGCCACGAACTCGGGCGCCCAGAAGCGCCACACCACGGTCCCGTCTCCGAAGAGCAGGCACCACGCGGTGAGGTCCAGCTTGGCCGAGAGGTCGAGCCCCGCCCAGCACTGCTGTCCGAGAAGCACCTCGAGCTTCCACTCGGGGTTAAGCCACACCTCCCCTGCGTTCGCATCCCAGAGCTCCATCGGCACGTAGCGCGTGACCTGCTGCACCCGCTGGTTCATCTGGAACTGCCGGAAGGCGTTCTCCTTGCTCGGCTCGTTTCGAGCCTCAAGCGCCTGCTGCCGGAGCTCCTCACGGCTCTTGAAGTCGTCCAGGGCCGGGTTGGGCCACTTCCAGTTGCGCTCGTCGAACGGGTCGCAGGAGACCGGCAGGTCCGGGTGGCCCTTGAAGTGCTTCCGCAGCCTCGCAAGCTCGTTCTTGTTCGCGGGCAGCTTGCGGACCCAAGCGAACATATGAGGGTTCCGCCGGGGGTCATACATGACCGCCTCGGCCTCGTCGATCATCTCCGCGCCGAAGGAGTAGGGCTCGTTGGTCTCGGTTGTGATCGCGATGAACAGCGGTTGTGTGCGGGCGCCGGCCCCCGTCCGGAGTGCATCCCACAGAGACGAGTCCGGTTGCGACAACACCTCGTCCAAGATGAAGCCGTGCGGGTTGTGGCCGAGCTCCCCCGCGGCGTCGGCCGCGATGACCTCGTAGTAGCTGAATGTCTTCTCGTCGTACAGTCGACGGCTGTTCTTGTTGTGCTTGAGCCTCGCCCCCAGAGAGGGTGAGAGCTGCGTCATACGAAGCGCGGGCTCAAACACCTTACCGGCCTGCTTTGTGTCCTTCGCCGCCCCGTAGACCTCTGCCGCCTCCTCATCATCGGCGACTGTGAGGAGGAGCACCAAGCCGGCCCCGAATTCACTCTTGCCACCCTTCCGGGCCATGACCACCACGACGATGCGATAGCGGCGAACGTACCTTCCCCACTCGGACGAGTAGAGCACCTCTCCAAACACGGGGCGCGTGATCTCGTGCTCCTGCCAGCCAGTGAGCACGAACGGCGTTCTTACCCGCGGTCCCTTCGTGTGGAGCAGCATCTCGGCAAAGAAGGCCACCGCCTTGTCCGCCCGCGGCTGGCAGTAGTGCGGGCCGCTCTTCTCGCACGTCTTCCCCCGGAAGGTGTAGCCGCACACCGGCTCGCGGCCGGTGCCATTGGGGCGCCAGCGGGCGTCATGTGAGGAGGTCGTCACCAGGGTTGTCATTGCCACCACCCATAACGATCTTGGCCCTGTCCACAGGGGTCAGGCCGTACCGCGAGCCGAGAGTGGTCACGATGCCCACCGCCGCCTTGTACTCCCCCATGGGCGAAGACGCGCCGGGCTCGGGTTTGCGCCGGGCGCTCCTTCTCTTGCCTCGCAGGATGCACACGGCCTCACAGAACTCAGCGAACATATCCACATCCCACGGGGTGAGGACGCGCTTGCGAATGAGGTCGGGCGCGAGCCGGTTCCAGACCTCCTGGGCGCGTTTCGTGAGCTTGAAGGGAGGGACCACCAGGCCCTCCGAGGGCACGGGCTCGCTCTTGTTCTCGCGCTGTGGGTTCTTCTTGAAATCGCCGTGGAGTCGGGCGACGTTGCTAGGTTTTCGTGCGGGCATGTGCCCCCCTAAGCGATCTTGTGGACGCGCGAAACTGCCCAACCCGCCGGTACTGGACGCGCGCTCCCAAAGTTTTCGACCCCCCTACCCCCTGGGGCCGCCCTTGCCTGGGTGCTCCCGCTCGTGGCAGCGCCGACAGAGGCTCTCCAGATTGCTCCGCGCGTTGTTGGTGGAGATGTGGTCTCGATGGTGCACCAGCACCGCCCGGTCTCCGCACCGCTCGCAGGCCGGGCGCTCCCGCAGCACCATCCGCCGGATCTGTTGCCAGCCGCGGCCATAGCCACGCTCCGCCGGTGTGCCGCGTCGCGCGTCCTGGGTGCGGTGGTGCTCCTGCTGGTGGCGATCGCAGTAGCCGCCGCCGCGCACCAGCTTGAGACAGCCGGCATGCCGGCAGGGTTTGAGAGGGTGTGTGGCCATAGGAATCTCCGCCTACCGGGCGGCACAAGAGAAAAGGGCGCCCGCCCCCACTGCGCAGACACCCAACTTTACACAGGACGGTACAGAAAAACTGGATGCCTGTCAAGAGCCCACAGCGGACACGGGCCGCCCACAGCGGTCTAGATGGGCATGCCAAATCTGGTCGACCCGGCTCGCCGACAGCTCCACGCGCTCGGCAATCTCAGCGCAACTCACGCCCCGCTGCTTGAGCGACACCACGTAGAGGTCCCGTGCCGCGCGGCCCAGCTGGCCGGCGGTGTGAGGGAGGCCGCGGAACTCGGGCACGTAGTCGAGCTCACCTGCCATCCACGCGACTCCCTCTGCCGCCAGGCGCTCGTACTCGGCCTCCTTCGACTCCGGCACGGGAAGGGGCGCCTCGCAGTAGAGGCGATAGCAACCAAGCCACCAATCCAGACGCCGGTACTCCATGACGGCGATGAGGCGCTTGACCTCACGCAGCACCTGGTAGTGCTCGCACAGCAGACGCCACTCCCTCTCGGCCACCACGACGGCGAGCTCATGCTCCCCACCGCCCGGCGCAGGATCGATGGCCGTCGTCACCTGCTCCACCAGCCAGTAGTCGAAGGCCAGGCGCAGCAGCATCGGAAGGCGCTCGATTTTCTCAGCCAGCGGTTGCCTCACAGCCTCACCGCCTTCCGCTCCCGCATGACCCGCTCCCAGTCCATGTCCGTCATCTCCCCCTCCTCGATGCGGAAGTCCGCGATCTCGCCGTCCTGCAGGTTGACGCGCACGTCAATGGAGCCGTGCCGCCGGCGTCCGTGCCAGCGCCGGAGCCGGGCCTTCAGCTCACCGAGGAGCTCCTGCTCGCCGTTGAGGACGGGGCGGGTCATGCTGCCGGCCTCCGGTAGGACGCCTGGGGCTTCCTAATCCCGGCCACCCAGGCGCCGTCCTGCAAACGGGAAACCACGCTCTCGCCCACACGCTCGGCAAGCGCCGCGCTCTTCCACTCGGTGGTCACCACCGTGGGAAGCTCGTTGCGGTACCGGGCGTCGATGATCGCGTAGAACGTCTCCTCCACCCAGGACACGTCCTTGCCTGGGTGAACTTTGCCCAGATCGTCGAGCACGAGGATGGGTGCACGGCCCGCCCGCTCGATGCGGTCCCCGGCGTCGTCTGCCGCCTCCCGGCTTACAAACCCGCGGCGGATGAGCGCCATGAGCGAGCCGGCGTTCAGCCAGTAGGCCACCTCGAGACGGGCGTGGAGCGCGTTGTGCACGCAGGCCGCCAGGTAGCTCTTGCCGCAGCCGATGGGACCGACGATGAGCAGGTTGGGGCGCTGCTCTGCCTCCACCCACCCGGTAGCTAGCTCAAGCGCCTTGGCGTTGTGGGGCCCGGCTTCGAAGTCGGCGAAGGACGCACACGCCAGCCGGGTACCGAGGTCCCCGTTGCCGTAACGTGCCGTGTGCTCTTCGTAGGCTTCGCGCCGCGCTCTCTCCGTGTACCGCTCTTCCTCCCGCCCCACGCAGTCGTCGCAGGTCGCGCGGCTGTAGTGGCGCCTCTCTCCGCGGAGCATCGCCCAGTGCCGCTCGTACTCGAACACCCGCCCACACTCCGTGCACTCGGCCGAGACGAGTTCGCTACCACTCTCCGTTCTGGCTCCGTCCGCTATGTGCTCCAACACGTCCACCTCCTTTCAGGTCCCGCATGACGTAGCAGAGGTTGCTCGGGTCTTTGTTGCGCTCGATGAGCTCGCCCACTGCCGCCCGGATCAGCTGCGGATCGGCGCCGGCCTTGAACTGCTTGCCGACCTCTCTGGCGAGATGGCCCTTCACCTTGGCGGTGAGGTCCGCTCCTGACTCCCGGGCTCGGTCGATGGCGAACGCGACGACGGTTTGAGCGGTGGGTGCGTCCTCTTCTTCGCTCGGCGGCGGCTCGGCGCCGCCCGTAAGGAAGTCTTCCAAGATCTCAAGATCTTCTATGGTTGCCTGTGGGCTAACAGTAGAGTTGCCTGTGGACTCACTGTTGTATTGCTCCTCTACTCCCTGTTGCGTGTCGGCAACTGTTGCCTGTGGGCTAACAGGTACACTCCACTTCCCCCATGCCTCGTAGTCCTTATTGATGCCGTAGATGGCTGGCTGGGTGAAGCTTGCCGGACGCACCAGGCGCAACACTCCCTCCCCAACCAGCGCCCTGGCCACGCGGCTCACATTCACCTTGTTGCGGCCGGTTATGGCGGACAGAAGAGATAGGGAGATCGGCGCTTCTTTCTTACCGTGATCGCCATAGGTCCGCCGAATCACCGCGAGAACAACCTCTTTGTGTGTCCCGGGCATGGGTGAAAGAAGAAGCGCGTCGAACAGCTCCTTCGAGAACTTGACGAACGGTTCAGGTTGCGGATTAGCCATCAGTGCGGACCCCCGAAACCCAAAGTTCCCAACTCTTGCCTTCGTCAAGGGACTTCCAGACTACGGCCAGCTCCTTCTTATCAAGTGCCCAATACGTGTCGACATACTCGTTGTGTTCGAAGCAGAACGTCTCGTCTTGGTTGGTGTAATTACATGTCTCAAGAACCATCGCCAGAAACGAACGCAACATCTTCTCTATCTTTTGCAGCTCTTCGTGCCTTTCCCTAAGATCTGTGACCTCACGGCTTTCCGGCACGACATCGTTGGTCATATTCCGACAGACAGCATTCAAATACGGTTGCCACTCGTCCGCATATCGCAGCTTCCCAGACGCCACTTTTGGACCGACAATCGTGAAAGCCTTTTCAACCACATCAGGAAAGTGCCGATTCAATAGCTGTCGGCAGAGAGGTACTGAAGGTGCCCAATCTAGTCCGGCTACATCCATCCAATGCGTTTGAAGCTGCTCGATAATCGCGGCAATGACCTTCTCGCGCTTGGCCTTTGCCTTCTGATAGCGCTTGAGTTCCGCGGTCTCCTGCTGTGTTTTGAGCCACATCAGGTCCGCGTCTGGACGCACAATCCGATCCCCAAGCAGCTTCTTTCCCTTGCCGCGGTTGCACTTGTCGCATGACGTGATCAGGTTCTCAGCGTCACCTGTTCCCCCTTCCGCAACGGGGTGAATGTGGTCTACCTCAAGCACCACTTTGGGAGGTTGCGCCCCGCAGTATTGGCACGTGAAGTCATCACGCTTGAAGACCTCAAACCGCAGGCGCTTGGAAATGGAGCGGGGATTCTTGCCCGAGGGGGCGGCGGGGGTGGTAGCATCACTCACGCAAGGCTCTGTTTGTTGCTGTGCCCCGGCACTTTCGCAGGCATCACCTTCGCGCCTCACCTCGCCCCCTTCACCGGCACCCGCACCAGGTAGCAGGCTCCACCTCGGCACGAGGCGTAGACACGCCGCTCGGTCCGCTTCTTGAGCCACTTGTTGAGCGACTCGTAGATGCTCTTGCCTTTGCGGCCCGCGATATCGACGCGCATGGACTCCTCACCCATAAGAAGGAACTTCTCGATCACCGGGATCCACATGGCATCCATCCGCGGCTTGCTACCGCCCCGGTGCTTTGGCAGCTCCTCAGCCACGAGTGTCACCCCGTTCACCTCCACCTTGCGCGGCGGCAGTCCGTCGTCTCGGTTGGGCTTCGTCACTTCGGCGTCTCCTTCCATCCCGGGTGCGTGCTCGTCACCATCGCCGGCACCATCAGCTCCCACCCGCGAAAGCCCGCGCACTTGCCACCCGACGCGCCAACAGGTGGCGGGGTACCAAACTGGACTTCCGGGGCTGAATGGGTGCACGAACAGCAGGAGCGCTCCTTGCCTTCACAATGGCCTGAGTAGGCGTCGCCGCCGCAGGGCATTGGTCTCATGGCCTGAACTCCTCTACGTCGCGCAGCCCCAGGGACACATAGCCGGGATCCATGCCTAAGCCGCTGTGCACGTAGGACACGGTGGCCGTGGCCCGGCGGCCGGTCGGGATATGTGGCTCGTCGCTACTGACTTCCACGAACCAGAGCGCATCACCCCTCTGAAAGCCCCGGTCGTTCTGGCGCACCTCGAAGGTCTTGTCTCCCTCCAGCAGGGGCTCGTAGTACTGAGGCCAGATCTTCAGGATGTGATTCATGCCGTCCGCCTCCTGTGTTCCCGCGCCTCCGGACACGTCACGAAGTGGCTCGTGAAGGTGTCCACTACGGCCGCAAGCTCCTCCTCGGCCTCGTCTCTCCCCACCACGATCACCCGCCTCTCGGGCTTGGCGTCGAGCGGCATGGGTTTGCCCGTCTTGGCCATCTGCACCCAGCGGATCTCGGCGCCACAGGTTTTGCACCGGCTCATGCCGCCACCTCCTCGCACTGTCCGAGCACCGTCATCCCTTGGCCCACCACGAGCTCACAGAGCCCCACGCACACGGCGTCGATCTGATGGGGAGAGAGTGCCTGCCCCGGGCGCGCCCGCTTGGGCAGCCGAAGCAGGAAGCGGACGGTGTTTCTGATGGTGGCATCGTTGGCCCGGCCCTGCTGGCAGACCACCGAGCGGACGGTGGCCGGCGCGTGAGTGTGAAGCTCGACACCGAGCCTCGCCGCGAGCAGCTTCACCACCGCCTGCGCCTCCACCTTCTCGTCTGCCGAGTGGGTGCGGAAGGAGAGCATCTCCTCCATGGCG